CACTTCTTTTACATTTTTCCCAGTAGCATCTGCAAGCAATTGGTATATATTAATACCGGCAAAAGCAAATTGTTTAATATCAAGCGCTGTAGCCTTACCTACGTTTTTTATTTGCTGAAGGTTTACCGCCATTCTGGATAATTCATCGTTACCACCTCCAGTAGCTGAAATTGCTTTGCCAAGATTAAGGATATCTTTTCTGGCATCTGCAGCAGACATTCCCGTAGATAGTAAAAGCTTATTGGCTTCCACTAAAGAAGTAGCATCAAGCGGTGTAGCTAGGGCATCTTTCTTTATTTGAGAAATAACTTCATTTGCTTTCTGAGCACTTCCTAACAAAGTGGTAAAACCTATTTTTGCATTTTCATAAAATGTTGCAGTATCAAGTCCTGCTTGAAATGCAGATTTACCAGCGCTAATGAATTGAGCGGCAATATTGGCAAGTCCTATTCCACCTGCAATTTCTCCGATTTTCCCAAGAGATCCCCCGAAAGATTTGAGGCCGTTATCTGCTTTTGAAGTATCAGAATCAATTACTACCTGTAGCTTACGAGTCTCAGTCATATATTCTCATTATGTGTAATAAGAGGGCTTTTCGTTGCGTACATAAGCCAAATATTGATTTTTTAGAGAAGTTTGATATGATAGAACTATGAAAAGCAGAATAGTAGCAATTCTCCTTTGTTTTTTTTTAGGAGTAATCGGCATTCATCGTTTTTATCTTAACCACACCAAGTCAGGGCTCTTATACCTTCTTTTTTGTTGGACCGGAATTCCTGTAGTTCTTGCTATATTCGATTTTATTGGTCTATTAATCACATCAGATAATACTTTTAATAAAAAATATAATGCGCCATTCCTTCCAAGTGAACCATCTATTAGCAATACTAGTTAAGTTACTTACCTAAGTTTTTCGACTTATTAAGTTCGATGCCATCTTCAATAATCGTCATCATAGTCCATAATTCTATTTTCTTACTTGGCATTAACTGATATTCAAATGGATTAAGATTGAATCTTTCACAGAATTTCATTTCAGCATATTCACTAGGAGGGTTTTTTTTACCTTTCTTGGATGAGGTCAGATAGATTAGGAGGTCTTTTGAGATGCTTTTTTTTTAGAAGAGAAATCTTCGGCAATTTCAACGAGGAAAGAAAACATTTCTTCAGCTACTTTTAAACTCAATTTTTCAATTGACTCAGCAGCAATAGGGAGCTTTTCATTTTCAGTGTTACAAAAGTTCCAGTCAGAAATTTGAGCAAGTAAAATTCTTACCTGAATGTCCATATCCTTATCCTTCAATCCTTTTTCTGCAGATTTTATCTGAGCTATAGTCAAATCATCATAAAATTCAATCCAAGCACCGGGAATTGATGTAAGATCTTTTTTAACTTTCTGCCTTAGTTCAATATTGAAAGGATTTATCAAATTTTCAGCCATAAATATTAGTCGTAACTTGCGGATCGCGCATTTCTTAATAGAATGTCGTATACCTGGATACCTTGGAAGATATCTACTTCAGCTCTGAATTGGGTTTCGATTGCAAACAGATCATCGATGCCAGTCTCTAACGATGAATCTTCATATACCACTTTCGATAAGCGAATGCGGAGAAGTTCAGCATTACTACCAGCAAGAGCGTTACCTGAAGCCGTAAGAATCATTGCTTGCTTATTAAGATTCAGATAATTATCTCGATCTCCAACAGTGTCAAAGAATCGAGTAAATGATCCAGTTACTTCGAGACTCTTAAATACAACACGGGAAGGAGTTGCGCTACCAGATTCGTGAATAACTTCTGCATTATTCTTGATCGATAGCATGAACTTCGATAGTTTTGTTACCTGAGCAGCAGCTGCAAGCGCAAGTGTATTGCCGAGCTGTAATTGATAGTTATTGAAGGCATAGAGTGTACCAGAAACTGTAGTCGGTGTATATGCGCCAGCAGTCGGATTGTAGCCCTTGATGCCGCATTTAGCAACCATTAAGGCATCTTCTACTTCAAGATCAAAGGTGTCCATAACACAGCCAGCAAATTGCTGGACATCGATACCTTGATAATTATAGAGAGTTGCTGACTTTGGAGTATTTCCTGAGATCGTAGGATAGAACAAATGGTCAGTGACACCAGCGATAACAGTTGAAACATTTTCATTTCCAGCAGCCATTTTCAATAACCATCCTAATGTTATTGAATCCGCATTAACTTCAACTTCTCCCTCGCCCCATTTTTTACCCTGAACCGATGTGAAATTCATTGCACGAGAAGCTCGAGCAGAAATATCATTAATTGGCTCATGTTTTCCTTGAAGAGAGTTAGAATTGAAAGGAATCGATACGGCAGCGGCTACAGGAGTTCCAGGAGTAGTTTCAATGCCAAGGCCTAGATATCCGAGTCTTCCTACAGTTGTCATATATTCTCATTATGTAAAAATTATAGATGTATCGTTGCGAGCAAATATTTAAGCACGCCAAGTATGTATATAAACGCAGTCTAGTTTTACTTGAATTACTCTTACATCATCAGTAGCTCTTTGAACGTATCCATACTCTGCAGAATGCGGTCGAGTATAAATACAATTGCCACCAAGCGTAATATCAGCGTCTAATATTTCGACCAGCTCATCAGCTATTTCCCGTAATGCCTGTTCGACTAACTGTGCAGAAATTTGATCTCTCGCAATAAATATTCGGATCTGGACCGTTAATGTTCTACGGTTACGATAATTATCAAGCACTTCTCCTACTAGATCGCCCGGGGTAACGGTTGCAGCCGGTACTCCTTCAAGATCCGTAATTTCTCGATCGAAAATACTTCCAATCTTAAGAGTGGACATTGAAGGTAAAACAGTATCTACGATGTATGCAATAATGTTTTGATGTCGTGTTGATGTCATAAATTAATCGGCCATAATTTTAACTACCCTTCCTAACAAGTCAGAAAAAAACTTTTCTATTGCTCCGATCGATAATTCCAGACCCTTAGACATATAATATCTTCCTTGAAAGGAAACATTGAATTTATCTCGACCGTATTCTTGATATTCACCATATTTCGCTTGATTACTATCCTGATTCAATTCACCTCTCGTCCCGTTATTAGTAACATTGGTCCATAATGATCGACGCAAAGTTCCAGTTTTATACGGGGTTATCGGTTGGACATTATTCTTAACAGTATTTACTGACTTTGACATAGCTGTAAACATTCCTCCTCCCCTTAACTCAGATCTTCCTCTCCGTATATCTGAGACAAACTTATCCAGGCCGATTATTGATACCCCCTTATACTTTGTCATGTTGTCTGTGGCTTTGTAAGAACAAATTCAATATGCTGTCCTGGTCCATAATCGAAATTCTCTCTCCCATTTACAATGTATTTTTCACCGGATCCCGAGACTGTTAAGCGATCACCATCCAGAATTCCGGATGCTGTAGGACCGGCAAACATTGTGAACATGGATCCCATTGCACCGCCGTACAGATTGACTGTATCAGGGCTCGCAGGTTGAATATTGACAGGAATATACACAAGTCCTACATCTGCCACGTATCCCCATTTTTTTAGACTTGCAGAATCTTTTACGAGATGTTCGACCGAAACATAGCGGTCTGTACGGAGTTTTGCATCTGCCATATTAGGCGACTACCCGTCGATAAGGAGAAAGCAGAACTTCGGCCGCCATCTGTGCCGGGGTCTTTCCTGATTTACTATCGACTTTCATATATTTTTCACTCATTCGCCCTTGTGTATAGCTTTCGAGCATTTGAGGATTATTTCGATTAAGTAGTTGCTCCTGGATAAGTTTCATTGCCGCAATTTTAATAGGCCCAGGTATAACGTAGTAACCACCAACATAACTAACCTTCACCATAAACCGGTACGATCGAGGAGACATTAATGCCAATTTTCTTGAAGGGGTAAAGGTTGAGTAATATGGCTGCAAATAAATATTCGGATATACGATTGTACTTCGATACGAATCAATAAGAAGTATAGAATCTCCATTACCATCAGTCAGCGTCATTGAAATCGACGAAAGACCACTCTCTACACTGATTTCCGATATACGAGGGTTGTCATTAGCATCGAATTGAAGAGGGGGCTTTTTTAAGGGTATTACGAGGTTCGTAAATTCATCAAGAAATCCTTCAGTTGTCTCTTTTTGTACTGCCTCGGCTAAGATTCCTGAAACTGTAGTAAATGAATCGACTCCTAGAAATTTGTTTATGTAGTCTTCAGCATATGTAATGTAAGCGTCGAATTCAGCGGTACCGACTTCGGGAAAAGTCTTGCCTATAAAGTTCTCAGTTTCGGTGCGTGATATATATCCAAGCATACATAGGGGTTAATTCTTGCCCGGTAGGAGTTGCCCCCTACCGGACGATAGATCAATCCCTTAACTTACTTTTGTTCCAGTGATGATCTTCTGGAGCACTTCGTAGCGGTTAATAAGGACGGTTGACTCGAATACACGACCCTGGACCGAATGGTTTGCAGTCGGCACGTCATAGTATGACAATGGATCGAGATCTTGCATTTCCAGAGCGTTCTCGCTTTCTCCGCCTGGGATCATGGCTTTGAAAGTTAAGAGATATGCATTAGGGCCTACATATCTATGTGGAACGATTTCTGTCAGTGCACCTGTGATCGGATTGACGATGTAGGCAGCTTTACCACCTAATGTCACACGACCCTGATCGTCAACGATGACTCTCTGAATAGAACCTGCAGCCTGCAATTCGTTAGCCAAGACAAAAGCCTGGTAAGGATTACAGAAAAGGTATTCAAAGCTGGCGCCGTTCTGAGTTGCAGGGGTAAGCATTTGCTGACCAAGACCTGAAACGGTAAGAAGCAGCATGTTTCCGGAATGGGTAACAATGGTTTTTGCAAGACCGTCAAACTCGAGAGAGTTAACAGCTGAATCTCCATTGAAGATTGCCCATTCTTCACCAAGCATTACTTCGTACACTTTATGGCGGCGGCGCTGCTTCATCATATCTTCGACTGAAGGATTCCCAGGAATCATTGAAGATTGAATTGCTTGACGTCCGACTTCCACATCGCGACCGAGGTTTTTGTAAGCAGCAGTCTTACTTGTGAAAACCTGAGTGGTTTGTGCTGGCTGACCGGCATCAGCAAAGAAACCAGGATTACCGGTTCCAAGCACTGAGATACCAGGTAGAGCACCGGTACCACGATCTCCAGGTGCAAGCTGGGACGTGAGGGCCTGCCATGCAGCAGCCTGTCCAAAACCTCTTGTACGAGGCATCTTGGAGCGCATTGGTACTTCAATTGGAACGAATGTTTTTACAACTGGATCTAGGTTTTCTGGTGCAAAGATATTGCGCGCAGCTGGTGAAAACGAATAGGTAGCATTCGTTTCAGCTTTTGCCAGAAAATCCTTCATTTGCTGGACTGTTGAGAACAGTTCCTGCATATTTTGGCCTTCCATATATTTTATTTCTGTTGACTACTTATAATTTTTTTCAGATCCATTATGTCATCAGCGAGTTTAATCGCCTCTTCCTTTTCGGATGCTGATGCTTTACCGGACTGAACTTTATCAGTCAGTTCCTTATGTCGAGTGTTGATGTCTTCAAATTTCTTGACAACATCTTCTCCCTGCATACCTGCAAAGTCTTTCGATACAGCAAATGGAGCAACCGCTTTTACAGGCATTGGCTGAGACATGAGAGTTTTCATTTGCCCTTTAACTGTTTCCAGTTCTTCGGCAAGTTTTTTGAACTCCGGGTCTTTCGCTATGTCCGGATCTACTTTTGCAACTGTTGATGGTGTATCTGCTTTTTCTCCAGGTTCTTTTGAAGCTGCGATCATATCTTCAACTGCCTTCAGTTGGACTTTTATAGAGCCCATAGCTTCCATAATGGCTTTTTCGGTATCAGCCGAAAATTTAGCACCCTTTTTTTCTAAATCTGTGGTTTCTGTTTTATTCATGGTTTGTGGAGCCTGCGGTTCTGGCGCAGAACGTTTAATAACTGAAATAGCAAGATCTGCATATTGGACCATTTCTTCTTGTGATGTCTCGGCTGTAATCTCTATATCTAAAAGATCTTTCGCAGAATCTTTCAAGATACTCAGAACACCGGCTAGTCTATTTGCGATTTCTTGTTTCTGTTCGTTCCCCTGCCATTGAGCGTCACTTTCGATACAATTTCGTACCCAAGCGATGTTTTGCATAATGTAAGCAAGTTCGCCAACATCTGCCAGCATTTTCTTGAGATCTGTAGGCTCTGTTTTCTTTTCTGCTGGCTCGTCCCCTTTTGCGGTAGCGTCAACTTTATCTACTTTAACCAGCTCGATTTTACATTCAGGATTTGCTGGACGATCGACAAGAGATATTTCAACCAGTTCCAATTCTTTTATTTTGTTACCGATCATCTTGGTTACTCTTCCACCAATGGAAAATCCTTTGTAGACACCTTCTTTAACTTTCTTCCAGGCGTTATCATCGACTACTTTTCCAGTGATATACATTCCTTTTTCATCTAACTTAGCAGTAGGAACTGTCCCTACAGCAGATGGCTGATGCATTTCTCTTAAATTAGCCCATTCCATGTAGCCTTCCATTGCCTTCGACATAGCATCTTTTTCGACTATTTGTCCTTGACTATCTAATGCTTCGGTCGATGCATATCCTTCAACAGTACGCTGATCTTCATCAACTTTAGTAATGTTAAAGTAGAATTTTGGCTGATTCATATATTCTTATTATGGAAATTATGTGAGGATTTCGTTGCGAGGAATTTTACTTGCCAGACTGTACGAGAAAGAAAATGAAGAAAGGAAGAAGGATTATAGAGAATAAAACAAGCTCAATTAGAAGTAGTACACCCAGAGGAATATTTAGAATAAGCCAGAAAACATTTATCTTTATTCCAGCTCGCCCCATCTATGTAATTCCGGACAACTTTGTAATTCAAATGGCGTGAATTTTCTTTTATGAAAAAGAAGATATATTGAAAAAGGAATTATGCATAAGCATACAATTATTGCTACAGGTATCCCTATCAGTCCAAACTCTTTAAAAAAGTCAGATATGTCGCGCATGGGGGTATTATATCACTTATCTTACACTTGTGTATGTGAGTGTATTGTAAGAGATATTTGAAGGGATCGAATGATTTTCATTTCCTGAGAAATCGTCAGTCTGATCGTCGAAATTATGGACTATTGAGCTTCCTTCAGGTATTACGTTATCAAGCATGTGTTTTTTTATATCCTCAGGTGTAAATATGGCATAATTTTTGAACACAAAATCATCCATTAACATTTTCATAAATGCATTCGCCTGAGCAGCAGATTTACCTAATGTAAGGAGTGAAGCAGGAGAACTCATTATACAATTGTTATCAACTCCAACAAGCTCACTATTAATATAGAGTCTGGCGTCATTGTCCTGGTAAGTAACTGCTACGTGATAGTATATACCTGACGGTAATTGTGGAGATTGGACAAGACCAGTTGTAACATTTCCATCTTTAATTACAAGTGTTAAGCGTTTTATATTACCTCCAGCTCCTTGTCGAAGATCGAATCCGTTTCCACTATTAACGTCACAACAATCTAAGATCTTATCGTTATTGCCATCAGTTTTTTTGAAAATCCAGAACATGGTAGAAAATACTGGCGCTGGAGTAATGGCTGTGACTATCCCACTATTCCCGGTAAATTCAGCAGATTTACCGCAATCTCTAGGAGTCATTCTTTCAACAGTATCACGCTCGACTATTTCACGATCAAACCCTCTTCTTTCATTAACTAAAGAATATAAAAAATCTCTGTATTCATTATTGATAGTCTGTGCTGAAAAATCATTATTATTTTTAGTCCACACGAAAAACTTATTTTCGAGATTGTATTTTTCTAACAATCTTCTTCTTTTACCTATTTCATCAGCTCTTCTATCTTCAGGCATAGTTACTTGAGCCCAGTTATAGTAAAGATTCCATTCTGAAATATAGAGATGATCGGCACCTACAGCGGTGATAAAGTCTTTTAGCTGCAATTCAAATCCGGGAGTATCATACTGATTTCCTCCATAACAATTAGCACCAAGAATATCGAGTCCAGTATACGCACCGCCACCATTTAAACCATAAGTTATCCAGAAATTTCGTATAGTAACGCCTGCTGTTGAAGCATATGCAATTTCACCAGAGAATACTGTTCGTACTTGATCGGCAAGAGCTGGTAAGTATGTGCTTACGAGCTGTTCATCAGTGAGAGTAGTGTTGTCATTTGTAGATTCCAGTTCATTACCTATTTCGAATCTATGAACACCTAAAGCCTCAGCGTCAGCTGCAGCTGTCATTACTCTACTTACGTATGTTGACCAATTGTTCGCAGATAAAGAGTTGGCACCAACTAACGTAGAATTTGTCACACCCCAGGTTACATGATCGAATATCTCCATTGCCATTTCTGCAATTTTTTTACTTACTGGATATGCAGCAACATAGGATTGATCTGTAGAACCTACCCGAACGGCCCTAAATCCCTTATTAAATGCATCTTGAAGATCCTGGCGGTATTTATCAACATCGAGTAATGAAACAAGGTCATAACCACCTATAACAATACCGGTTTTATCAAAAATTACGCTCATATTTTTACAAATTGAACAAAAGCTGTCACATGAACGCCTTGCGCCTGGTTTGCCGTGTAGAGCTTTAATGACTGCCCGACATCTGTTTCACAAATACCTAAAGGTGTAAACGGCATTACAATATCCTTAGGCCCTGTACAAAATATAGTAGGAGTAATCTGAGCTGAGTTCTTTTTTAGATACAAATTAACAGCTCCTGAAGCATATATATATACTGATAGTACACGAATCTTTTTTCCAGAAATGGCAGCTACTAAATCGATTTCACCACCTGCCTGAACGTCAACGGGAGCGGACCATTCAGGCGTTAGCTCAGTGTTTCCATTCATTATCACGTCACCTTGCAAAGCTACTGAAATACTGTCTAAAATTCTTTTTAGTTGTTTTATATTAACTGGTTGATCCTGACAATTACATTCGCACATACATTCAAAATAAAATAATAATTACTTCTTTTCTCCTACTATTTTTTGGTACAGATCCAGAAGTCTTTTTGCGGTTTCTATATTTATCGCAGTATTAATAGACATCGTAAAAACTTTGTCTAATATTTTTTTTTCTTCTTCCGTTAATTGGTCTTTCATTTTATTGCTTTAAGTAAATCTTTAATAACTAATAATTGCTCTTCGATTTCCGCCTTTTTTTTCTTAAGAGTGGATTCGAAATAAATCTCTTTACGAGTTTCATTGAGTTTTTCCCCGGATTCGGGATCAAATACTGGCAACTCGACGTGGATTTCAGTTTCTCCAATATCTTCACGCGGAACTATAGAAACTGATACCTGACTGTTTTGTTTTAGTTTAAAAAAATTGTTTATCATAATTAGGCCGCTACGCATGGAAATTTATAATTTGTTCCGTTTATTGATAGTGTGACAGTGTGCGTAGGTGTTACTGTCTCAGCTGTCGGAGTAAGATCTAGTCTCAAGCCATCTGCTTGGATAGTCCCATTGACATCCAGCTTATTATTTGGAGTATTAGTTCCTATACCTACTCTATCTGTTGAGGCATCAAGGAAAAGACAATTGATATCGGTATCCCCTTCTACTCTAAAATCAGCATCGTCCCCATTCTCGTTAATTATGGCCCCTCCAATCACTGTAATTCCTGTTGTATCAATTCTCAATCTCGATACGTTCGCTATCTGATAGGACGCAGCATTATTCGCAGGACGATATAAGCCGTTCCCAGTTTCCTGGGCAAACGCTATCGATGGAGAGGTGGAACTTCCATTAGATCCTACCTGCATAACAGCTATCTGAAAGGTATCATCTGTTCTTAATCTATCTGCGGACTGTCTATATAGGTTGGTATCTCCTCCAAAATTGATTCCCCCTTCTGCTCCCGTGCTTGCCCCGAATTCTAGAGCTGCAGTAGGAGTTGCTTGCCTTATACCCAGTCTATTATTCGGATGGTCCCAAAAAAAATTATTTTCTCCATCAAGGCCTGCGGCACCATTCCAAAAGGCAACCTGACCAGCAGCTCCGAGACCTGAGATTGTAGTACCTCCCGGGCTACCTACAAAATCAAATGTTCCTGTAAATGGATTAAATGCCAATTTCATATTAGAGTTTCTGGACTGAACTTAAATTATCTTTTGTACTTGATGTGTAGGTAAGTCTTACAACCGCAATTCTTGACGAACCTTTCTTAAACTCATACTCCTCAACTGTTGAAGAAGGATATGTAACATTTACCGTATCGTAAAGAAATGTAATCATGCCTGTTGTACCGCCACCACCGCCACCCGGCCCCATTCCTACCACCGTTTCACTTGGATTAATGAAATTTTTACCATTCGTTAATCTGACTGGTATGTAAGTGGTAGGATCTCCATTTTCTTCACCTTTATTATTTTTTTGAATCGGAAATGTTGCGAAAAGATCATATACCTTACCGATTAATTCAGATGATAGTTTTTGTATTTTTTCAAATGGCTTTAAATCGATTGGAGGGACATTGACTATTGCAGGCTCTACAGTCACCTTTACTTCTGGCTTAACTTCAACTTTTTCAACTGCTTGGACTACTTTATCCAATTGTTTTTCTATCTTCGAAGTATCAGTCTTTTCAGTAGGGTTAGTGATTTCTGCCTTTATAATTTCCGGTGTATGCACATGCACCTCAGGAGGTACATTAACGACCTCATCCATTTTTTGCATCTTTTCAGCTAAATTCACAACTGCTTCCTTCAGCTGCTTTACTAAATCATTTCTTTTTTTGTTGTTTGGTGATTCCACTTTCTGGATACCTTCCTTTTTAACAATATCGGGTACTTCGTAAACCATATTATTTGATTGAACTAATATCTGCCTGAATATAACACCGACAATTCGGATGAGCTGGTGCGGCTGTAACGCCTGCAATAAACGAATCATCGACACCGGTTACTTTTCCATCAAGAGGTTTACATATAGGGCAGACAGCCTCATCTGAAGATGTTCTCCATATTTTCTGACCGACTCCCTGCTCTTTGTACGTAATAAGCTCTGCCTGCTGCATAGCATTAGCAACCTCGGTATTCACAATAGTTTTCGCTCTTTTGTCAGTTATATCATCGATATTTTCCGAGATTAACTTAGCAATTTCATCATTCGTCATGGCGTTTTCCTTGCCGTTAGTTATCTGGCGGACTATCCAGTCCTTTGTAGTATCATCGACCGATTTAATGAGGTAATTCTCCCGATCTGAGACCATTTCCTGAACTAAAGGAGATGGTTTAAAATTCTCACTTATACCCAGCTGGTCAAAAGCATTTTTTCCTCCGGCAACGGCAGCTTCTATCAAATATTGTTTTAAGCCATAGAAATCAAATGAGTCGATATATGCATCGATCGCAGCGTCCGATTCCTTGTCCTTTGCCATCTTGTTAAACTCTCCGACTATCTCTGCACTCGTGAACGGTTTCAACTGCTTCTTGAGGCTTTTTTTTACGGCTTTGAGGAATTTCCTGTATTCTTCCGTTTTTTCGAATTCATCTAGGGCAGTATATTTCTGATCTTCTATTTTTTTTAACTCGGCAAATATTTTCTTAACTTCATCCGCTGAGTTTGCTTTATTCAGACCGTTCTCGATCATGTGATACACATCTTCATCGATAAAATCAGACTCAAATTTACGATATACTTTACCTTTCTTTTTAATGTCATTAACCGCTTTCTTTTCCCAGGCTGATAAATCTCTATCAACCTTTTGTTGCATATCTTCTTGAACCGGTTGAGTATCGCTTTCTGGAGGTTTTGCCTGCTGAGGTTTAATCGGGTTTAGTGGATCGATTGGCTTTGCCTGTTTTGTTGCTTCGGTTACTTCAACTGCTTGCGTTCCCTGGATAAGCATTGGTTTTACACCCAGCTTTTCCATTCCGCGATCCACACGAGCCTCATCAATTCCAATGATTCCAAGGGGGACCTGGTCCTTTATTTGCTGATCGGTAAATCTGCGTTTAATACCAAGGAAACGGAAGGCAAGATCGTTCAGCTTCAGTTCCTTGCGGACCACTTCTTCTGTGAAGATATCCTCGACGTACTGTGCAAGAGGAATAAGGCCCTTATTATCGCCGATTCTTTCCTGGCTATCTGCATTCTCCTTATATTGCTTCATTTCGAGGCCTAGCTCCTGTGGAGTAATATCAAAAAGCATAGCGACTTTCCGATCCAGGTAATCAAAGAATTCTTTGAAAGCATAATCACTCGGTTTTTTGGTTGGCTGGTATTGAGATCCGGCCGGAATCGGGAACACTCTATTTTGTCCTTTCAGTCCTGAGACCATCGCATCGAAAAAGACTTTATATTGCTCGATCTGCTGAGGGGTCCAGCTCTCCGGCATTCCTATAAAGCCTTGTGGAACATTAGAATCCTTTAATGACGATACATTGAACATCATGGCGGACAATTCAGCATCGACTGTTATAAGGAGCGACTCGAGTGGGGATAAGCCATATGGAGTATTTGTCCGAGGATTCATTCTTCGATAGATTAGATCATCTCGAGTCATTTCTTCACCCTGTTTTCCATTTATGAATTGTTCGTATGCCACTTCTGGAGCTTGTGGAATTCGGCCGATCGAATCTACCTTTACGGTGATGGTAGAGCCATCAATAGGAATCAATGAGAGCAGTTGACCACCTCGAGCACGTTCTTTATAAAGGACGCAAGCATCCAGGACCATAATATCTTCAACCATCATATTCAACATTTCACGAAAAGAAAAAGATCCGGATAGCTTCTCAAATTCTGCTCGAATATTACCAATCTGGTCCACTGAATATTCCTTACCAACGGTTGGCCGATCATCGATAATGCTCCATTCCATTTTACTTATCTGGCGTTTACGAATATTGATAGCGGCTCGAGAAGTCTCATGTAACACTGAGATATTTCTTAGCACCTGATAACTAACTCCGCCAGCAAAACTATTTTTAGAAGCATCTGGGCTCGTGTTCCAAAGACTATAAGGAACCTGTAATAAAGAGGGCGTCTGTTGATCCCTTTTTTCAAGTGTGGTAAGCACAGATAATGTTAATGGCTGGATTATGTGCGTATTAATGAATCGGGACATGAAGCTCATATATTCTCATTATGATTACTTTTTGCGCTTTCGTTGCGCTGCAATAAGTCTTTTTTTAACTAATGTTATGATGCGATCATACGCACGTTTGCTATTACTCTTGTTCCGACACATCATGTATCCAATTTCTTCAAAGGAATAGTCAAACTGTATAAGAACAGCAATCAACCGATAGGTATCATTTGGTAACGATTTAATCAGCATTTGGAAATCAACATTTTCCAGGGCTTTGACGATACTTGTTGTATCTACAGCATCGGTATCAAAGAGATTAACCGTATCGAACGTTTTGTAATGTCTATTTTCCTTCAGCATTATTTTTATGTATTCTTGCTAAAATAGGCTTCTTGTGGCTTGTCGCCTTACGGAATACCTTTAACCATTCCTTACACACGATATTCCAGTCAAGATTCTGCTTCACATATTCGACATTCTCGACAGCTCTCTTTTTGTATTCATCGTAATGGTTATGGATGTGGACCATCTTATCTACCAGCTCGGCAACATCGACGATCGGGCGGAGTATTTCATTATCAGATGGCAAACATACCCAGTCGGTATTTCTTTTTCCAGCTGTTACCAGTGTTCCGCGACCATCTGCAAGCATTTCGGTGAGTGAGCTATGATCTGGTGCAATAACTGGAGTTCCTACAGACATACTTTCAGTTACCGCAAGACCCCAGCCTTCACCCAGGGTCGTCGTCATAACGAGATCTGAAGAATTGTAGATGCCGTTCATTACTGGCAATGGAACTCCGGAAGCTGGATCAAAATTGGTAGGTAGAAGATAGTCTTTATCCGGAATTAGATCGAAGTTTCTTGCAAGTTCTGAAATACCGTAACCGACATCCTGATCTGCCATATGCAAATAGAGGATTGCATTCGGAACGATATTCTTAAACAATCTGAAAGCCTGAAGAGTTCGAGCAATGTCCTTTCTTGGCTGGTTGCGATTTACATTCGTTACCAAGAATTTACCATCGGCCAGCTTATCAAAATACTTCGATCGGAATTCGTCACGATCCTTTTTCTCCATAGGGAAATAGTATTCACAATCTACTCCATGAGGAATTACTCGAAGTCTGCTCTCGAGTTCTGGATCAAATTTAACGCTCTGTGCTTTACCAAATTCTGTATATGAAACCGGGTAATCAAAGAGTGAGACGGCCTGCTTAATCCAGTTTTCTTTTGCTGGAGCATCAATAGGATAATAGAAGATTGTTTTACATGGTCTACCTGCCTTTTTAAGCTCTCCGATAATTCTATAGAAGTCTTTCCCCATTGCTTCCACGATATAGGTATCCTGGAGTATAAATACGGCATCATACTGAGCGGTAGCGAGCAGCTTCAGAAATCCTTCACGGCCATATACATCACCAGCCGAGATATGAGTTGCCGGGAATACTCGGACCTGTGGGTATACGTTCTGCCATTCATTCGGCAGACCGAAGTAATTTATCCCAACAATATCCAGCTGAAACTCTTGTGTTTTTACAAGCTGTTTTACTATATTGTGCGAGACAGTAGCAAAGCCTGTGGAACAGGTAAAATCGCAAAGCATGAGAACACGCTTTACTTGACCGGTTGACGGCTCAGGTTGAGTTTTTGGTTGTTCTGGTTGATTCATAGGACCGGCGGCTATACGATCCTATGGCGGTTAGTTAATTAAGAACCAAGAATATCTACTTTTTCCACATAGTTTGCATTTAAAATTATTTATGTACAAGCATGTATGTAACAATCTCCAATAACGATTAATCATGTGATAGAGTTAATTTTTACAATGATATGATTGGGATCGCTGTCGAAATCTAATTCGGTATTTTTTTTGGGAATAAGAATTCGCTGTGAGCCGTCATAAAGGACTAACGCCTGGAAGCAACACCAGCTGATGTATTCAAAAGCCGAAATAGACATTGGAGGTCTTTCTTCGATATCTCGACCAGCTGTTCTTTTGAACTTTGCTTGCTTTTTATCCATGTTAGTTTGATAAATTGATTAATTCTATAATTTGGTGAAACTCGATATATTCAAGGCCTGTATCTCTTCCATCGATATGCAAGCGCATTTTATTTATCCTCATTTTTTCCTTCAATTTGATCTTAAATCTTTCGATAGCGTCATTAGCGTTTGGTATGATCCCTCCAGTACTGGTTGAGTCTGATTTGCTATCCATTATTTATTAAAGGGAAACTTAAAATACTTCTGCTCCATATCGCTCGGCTCACTTACTACTGGGTGTCCCCATTTTTGTAAGAAGTAGTTACCATTCTGCGAGAATGATGCTTGGTTCCTGGTAAACATTTCCGAATCTTCTTTGATGGTTCTACTTCCGTAATGGAAAAAGCGAGCACCTTCAAAACATACAGCTTTAAAGTTATGCTTCACCATTCGCCAGGCAAAATCATTGTCTTCATAGTATGCCGATATAAAGTTCTCATCAAAAAGACCTGGATATGGTTCGTTCTCTCCCTGCTCTGCAGCGCAGAGTCTCTCTGGGAAATCAGCTCGAATAAGGAAACTAGAGAAATGAGGGTAAGGGTTCACATGATCGTAATCAGTAGCATCCGAAAGGGTTTCCTTCTCTGTATACTCAGACATACTAATCAAATCATATTCTATATGTTTATCGGCAAAATTAATTAAGTTATCGATCGCACCTCGTTTGAAGATAATATCGGTGTTTATTATCAGGACATACTTACAGCCGAGTTCCTTGGCTCTGGAAACTCCCGCATTCCAGGCTTTGGCAACGGACTGAGGTTCTTCTCGCTTCAGGATAACGATGTTTTTAGGGTCCTGATTAAAGGCATACGGTAACGGAATAAATTCTGGAGAAATAAAATTTTCTACCGGAAACCAGACAAATCCATCTTGAACATCGATACTTCTGGTTGTTTCATCCAAGTACCGCTTATGAGCGATGTTCTTAATAAAGATTGGTGCGGTGATAGCTATTTTAGGTTTCATTTTGAGCTTTAAAATTTTCTAAACATTCGATATTGCAAAATAACATTCCGTTATATTCCTCCATGAAACTTTTACTGTGCATACGATCTTTCGCCGGACACCCTGAAAACTGACAGTAAGTATCGTACAATGTGCGGCCGCTTCCTTCTCTATTAGTTTTATTGGAACCCTTATTCTTGTTATAGCAATTGATACAAAGTCCCTTCCCAGCATGTCTTCTATCTGATCTTCCGCAATCGAGACACCCATCATATTTTCTGGTCCATTTTCCATTCTCAACCTCTTTAGATTTATTTATTATAGGTTTTTTATTAACTGGGGCTTCTGGTTGTTCCGATTGGTCTTCATATTTCTGATTTCCCATCTCACAGAAGGTATTAACAACATCTTCTACAAGGACATTATTATCCTTTGCTATGGCCTCAATCCGCTCTAAGATGTCTTGTCGCATCTTTATATTTACTTCAACGAATGTAGTACGGATAAAGGCAATACTCATATCTTGTACATCGTAATTATGTAATCATCGCCCACTTTTCTCTCGAATGATTGACGGAATCCTAAGCGTTTATAGAGGTTATATGCTTTCACATTTGATGCCCAGACATCAAGCATTACTTCGCCTTTACACTTCGCGATAAGTTCCTCGAATAGCTGTCTTCCATTTCCCTTGCCCTGATATGCTGGGGCTATAGCACCGGTCAAAAAGCTATATACTCCACAGTTGGCTATCATCCCGTATCCTATAATATTATGGTCGTCATCACTGAATAAATAAAGACTCTGAAGCCCTAAAGCGTGTTTTTGGATATACTCAGCAGAGAAGTAAGCTTGTTCCTGAGCCGTAATAGCACTTTGATTACGTGTCATAAATTCACAGACCATATTCCGGATCTCTCGAACTGTTTCAAATTGATTTGGATGTGTGACTAGTATTAGCATATTAGTTTTTCTTATTTTTAACTATATCTTCTGACTCTCTTAAAACTGCTCCTTCATATCGCCAAGGTTCCTCCAAATGAATTGCACCGGCGGCTGCCATCATAAAGATAACTCTAAGAACTGGCACTTTCGACATTTGCTGAACGATATGAGTGCAAATAGCTGCTGGATGGCCTGAAAAGTTCCAGGTTATCTTTTCATCAGTAACTTCAAGTAAAAAGTAATTTTTCTGCACATCTTTTTTTTCTTCTGCCATATTAGATTTGAGTTTGCTTCCCTTCTGCATTTGTAACGATATACCCAGCATCGATCATTCCAGGGACCAATTTTTTACTATCTCTGTATTCAGTTAGATATCTGCGTTCAGCTTCCATATACAGCGTTTTACCAGGATCGCCGTCAATTAGAGCGAGCTTCTGTTCTTTACACCATCGGCCAGCATCTTCATGGTATTGTGTTTCGAGTACTGATGTCTGTCCGCCGATATGGTCGATTTTAACACCCATTACACCTACTCTAAGACCGTTCTCAATTAAGCGCAGCGGCCAAATGCGATCCATAAAATGGCAAAGGGGAATGTTTTTATCGATCTTAAGAACGTCAATAGCTTCATATCGGAAGAGCATAAAGAGTGAATCAAGAACGATGGCTGGATATAGACCATAAATATACATACCAGCCTCCTGAGTCTGTCCTTTTACACCTGCAAAGCTACACATTGTTCCTTGACCGCGACCACCTAGGTAATCTACTTCCTTAGAGCCACACCAGCCAATAAGAGAGAGTTTCTTATCATTAGCAAACTCTTCACGCATTCGCTGATCGAAACCTTTTTCATAGATTATTACGTCATTGTGAATAAGACCAACAGCATCGCCTTTTTTTGCCAGCTTCTTTAGCTCTAATAAGGGGTAGTAATATCCAGTGTTCTCCTTATTTCTGATGACAGTAATTTTAAATGGTGCTCTCTTTGGTCCGTATTCTTTTGCTGTGTATATCTGTTTTTTACCTTGATCGATAAGGACGAGCTCGAAATTCTTAGGATATTCCACAGTTTCGATAAGGCTTTGTATCAATTGATCTGTAAGTTCTTTTTGGTTAATAACCGGTACACCTAGGATTATTTTCATATAGTTAAAAAATGTTTTTAATTTCAAAATCATCTGCCCATTCGTTCATCGTTTTTATCATGTAGGCAATTTCTTCTTTTGTAAGGGACCAGTGGACAGGGATAGATACCTGGCGACTCGTGAATTTACCCACTCCTGGAAGATTGCTCTTTGATTCTGCAAAACAAGTATGAGTATCATTTCTAGCATGAACACTACTGACCATAATTCCTTTTTCCTTCATTGCTTTCATAAACTCGTCCTTAACATAACTATCCTGAAGTACCAGGGTAAGCAACCAGTATGAAGAATCAATATTCGGTAATGAATGTTGTGCAGCTATCGCAGAACCTGGTTCAACAGAAACCACTCCTTTATCTTTTGTTGCAACTGGGACCGGTGGCATGAACTTTGTCGAAGAAGCGAACTTAAAATAATTGGATAAGCCTCGAATTAAAGACAAAGCATTATCTTTATGCTTTCCAACAATAGATTCAAGATGCTTAAACTGCTCAATACCTACTGTGGCATTAATATCGTTCATGTGGAATTTGTATCCCCATTCCTTAATATCTTCTTCACAGCGGAAATCTTTGCGATCTGAATCTCGATCGATACCGTACCAGCGGAGAAGTTTTCCTCGAACATAATCCTCAGTGCTTCTGACAACAAGCGCACCACCATCAATAGTAGTAATATGTTTTATTGCCTGAAAAGAGAAAATGGTATAGTCGGCCAGCGTGCCAGCCTTCCTACCCTTATACGTCATACCAAGGCCGTGTGCTGCATCGTCAATTGTCTTTACTCCATATTGCTTTCCGATTCGATTCAGTTCGTCCCAGTCACATGGTGTACCACCCCAGTCAACGCCGACAATGGCGACTGTGTTTTCGTTAATCTTTCTCTCTACATCGACAGGATCGATAAGGCCAGTATCAGGATCTACATCGGCCCAGACAATCTTTCCACCATTGGCAAGGATCGGCATATTCGTCGCTGTACAGGTCATTGGGGTAGTGATTACTTCTTTACCTGGTCCTACCCCTGCTAATCGAAATGCAAGGTGAAGAGCTGCAGTACCAGAATTTACTGTAAGGACGTTTTTATTATCAAAGATACCTGCGAGAACTTGCTCGAATTCATCCACCTTAACACCCTGCCCAATAAATCCCGAGTAAAGGACCTTCAGTAATTCATCCCCAACCTTTTCCGACATAAAGACGGAGAATAGAGGGATCGGATTTCGGATGTTGCCTTTTCCGAACTTTGGCGGTTGATAGTGTTCATGCTGTTTCATGTTTTATTTCTGGTAGATCGGGTCTAATTTGTAATGCTAGTTGGACGCATTCCGGTGTCCGGAAAAAGAATCCATTAACCTCGATCATTTCTGCAAAGTGCTGGGTCGATTTGCGATCACATTGACAAGAGCTGCACTGACAATATTTGCTTCCCTTCTCGTAATCGCAGTCATATTTCCACGAGTTCTTGCTCTTTCTGACTCGCTTCTTCTTTACGTTCGCCACTCAGGATTCCCCCTTTCAATTTCTTTATGGGGCCGATCCGCTATAACATCCCCCTTTTTGTCTACAAAGAAATCTCGGCCGTGTGCCGTGAAAACGGATTGCGTTCTACTTTTAATAGAGGGAATGGTGAATGCAGATTTAGAGGGAGCGGGTGGTCGTTTTATGAGGCAGACACTACAGTGGAATGGTGGCAAACCTTTGCGATCAATACCATTTATATGTCCATGATTACAATCAGCATATCTAGGAACCTGAGTACCGTACATTGTAAAAGTTTCTTTACTTTTAGGGTCCAGTCTTCTCAGGAAAGCCATATATAGGCTTCTTATTTTTTTGAATACTCTATTCATAAAGCACCGGGCTAACCGCTTATCCCGGTACTTTACGGCGGTTAAAGTATCAATCAAATCCTAACCCCTAGCTGTAACTGTGTTATTTCACAGTGAGCATTTGTTCTCGCCACGTTACAAGCTTGCAAACCTAAGCTGTTACGTTTACAGCCCGTGTTTCTCCTTGCTCCTAAGTTTTTCAGGCTTAGTCCTCCGGATGTGCGTACCACTAGGGGTTAGAGTTCGACTTTTTCATGTACTCCAATATCGACGGTATATCTTTACCTTTATAAAAGGCTAGTGCTAAACTATCAGCTCGATCAGGTGAGGGTAATCCTCGTTTTTTCATATCTTCTTTGCTTTCGATCTGAATTCTGCCTCTGGAATCAAATTTATATTTGATAGACGACAATTGTGCTTTCAGTTCATCATCATCCGGGATATCAATATCACCGGCAATAAACCTTTCTCTTAAGGACCAGAATATCTCAGCACGAAGATTTATAAATCGTTCACTATCGTTTGCATCGATCGCCACATTTACATCATGGATCATGTCTTCTCGCATAGGGTTCAACTGTCTTAAGCGGTCCATAGGACCAGAGCCAAGACCGATAATATCGCCGTTAAAATGTGCGAATGGATGAGACTTGAAAATGTGATCTGCGATCTGGCCGGATGCCATAGTGTCCATTTTCTGATGGATTGACTGCTCTTTAACCTTCGGTCCCTTACGCGGAGTAAAAACGATTTTATCGTCTCCGAACCGGGCGAAATCTCCGCCAATGCTTTCCTCGTCATCGTCTTTTGGAGTAAGCTCTCTTTGAGCTGCCTGTTCCACATAGATAAGAGGAATAAGGGTGTCTGTACCAAGCTCAGGGAAATTCCCTTCTATACGAGCATCCCACATCGGGCTTCCAGTTCCCCAGGAAACTACCTTATCTGCTACCCAGCGAGGAGTTACCAATCCGGGGAAAGGTAGAGGACCAGTAATTTTTTCTTCCCAGGTCCCGTTCAAGATATCATCTCGAGTAATTCCGAAAGCCGTAAAGTTTGGTGTATCCCAAACTGCAATATGAATTTTATTGTAAGTCTCCAATCTATGAGATTGGAAAAATACTCCTGAAACCTCAATAGGGTTTCCAATCATAAGGAGTCGACTCCGCTCACTGGTTAAATTACCTTCGATAGCATCAAATATTTCCTCCTTTATTCCTGAAGCCTCATCTATGATTATGAGAATGTCTTCTGCATGGTATCCCTGGAAGTTACTAGGTTCATCTGAGGTCCCTCCGAATGCATACCACTTATCAGAGATATTGATTGCCGTCTGCAATAACGTTCCACCGATTTCATAAGGACTTAAATTGTAAGCAGTTCTGATCTCTCTCCAAAGAATATTCGCTACCTGTTTAAAGGTTGGAGCTGTCGTTATGACAATGCTATTCTTCTTTGTTGATAAAAAATGCAGTGCTACCCGGGCTGAAATAAACGATTTTCCAGCTCCGTTACAAGATCGTACCGTCGTTTTTTGAAAGTGCTCAATCGAATTAATAATCTCCTTTTGTTTTTTCCAAAGCGTATTACCGAGGATCTCCTCGCAGTAATAAATACCATCATTCAACTTTTTCCGTAACGCTTTTTTGTTCATTCATCATCTTTAACAAGATCGGTAATAGATAATTTCCCGCGATGCTCATTAACTTTCGTATCTGTCCATTTATATCGTTGCCGATTCTTCAGCCAGAATATA